TCTTTTTTGAGTTTTGTTCTTCTCTTTGTTTTTCTGCATTCTAGTTTCCTTTTCTCGAATATATCTTGAATCTTTTTGAATTATCTTTGTTATATATGGCATACCGATTTTTAATTTCTTTGCAATTTCTGTTGGTCTTAAATGACTTTCAAAAAATAATTTAACTATCTTATCTTTCGTTCCTTTGCTGTCTAACTTGTGTTTTATTTTTCTCACCCTCTTTCTTTTCTTAGATTCTCTATTCCAACAAACTACAATTTCACACCTAAAAATTAAAACAAAAATATACAAATCAAATTACTTTACTGTGTTGTTAATAGTCTGTTTAAAATCTTGAACACATTGTTATTACAATCATTTCCCAAAATTTAGTGAATTTTCATTCTACAACTTTTAGCAATTAGTTTTGGAGAAAGTATTGTAATTATATTAGCATTATAGTATAATAAATATAGAATGTCAATAACAATTTATTATTTTTATTAAATTGTTTGTACTTTTTTATAAATTTTGATTTTTAGAGAGGAGATAAATTTGTATGGAACTACCAGAAGTAACCTTTTTTAGCGATTTCTACTTTTGGTTTAATACTGAAACTAAAAAAGAATATTATGCTACACCTTTATATTTTTATAAAGCTGATTTTCATTTAGATACTGAAAATAAATTAAGACATGTTTATTATAAAGAAACTGAAAAAACAGATAATGGTTTAAAGCATCCTGCCTCTTTATACTTTCCATTTCACGAAAAGTTTGGATTAATGTTATTAAGATTTTTAAATGCTGATTGCTCTACCTATGAAACAGCCTATAAAGATTTCTTTTATGCTTATGGATTTGAAATATTAAAAGACATAGATGAAGATTACAAATTTGAATTAAAAGGAAAATATGAAGATGACGAAACATATCTAAAAGAAACGAAAAAGATATATGAAAACTTAAAAGAACAACTTATATACATACAAGAACAAATAACAGATGCAGTTAATTACATATATAATATAAATGAAATAGAAGAATTAAATCCATTTACACATTCACAAAGATATGCAGTATATCTTATAAAGAGAAAAGGCAAATTATATTCTTACATAAAAAATGATGAAGTAATACAAGATAACTATTCTAATAAATATGAAGAATTGGGAAATTCAGAAGATATAGACTTATTAAAGAAACTAAAAGAAGAAGGTATGCTTATATCAATGGTAAATACTCATAAAAGCAATGATATATCAAGCATTTGTTATGCTATATTAGAAGAACTATCAAAAACAGATAACTACCCAATAAAAAAATGTCAAAACTGTGGTATGTATTTTATACCAAACTCAAGATTAGATGAAATTTATTGTGATTACGATAAAGTTTTCACGTTTGATAACTTGTATCACAGTTACAAACAATGTTGCAAAGGGGTGGGCTGGAAATCCAGCACCCACAAATACAGAACGAATGCTCTGCTCAACGTAAATTCTACATATAAAATGTTGCGTGACGGAACATTCAAAAGCAAAGGATTTTATGAGTTTAATATAATCGAACGAGGCAAGGCAAGACATATACAAAGCGTTCATATTAGTGAGCGAGTTGTTCAACGGTGCCTATGCGATTACAGTCTTGTTCCGATTTTGAAGCGTTCTTTTATCTATGATAACGGAGCTTGCATTAAACTTCGCGGAATAGACTTTGCACTTAACCGAATGAACAGACATTTGGAAAAGTATTATAGACAACACGGCAGCGAGGGTTACGCCCTCGTTTTTGATTTCTCGAAATACTTTAACAGCATTAACCACGTTGCGCTGTTGAAAATTTTGCGCGAGAAAATCACGGACGATAGGTTGTATGCTATCGTCAAACAACTTGTTGACGACTTCGGCGAGAACGGACTTGGGTTAGGTAGTCAAATATCGCAGAGTTGCGCGTTAGCTCTCCCAAATAAAATGGATCACTATATAAAGGAAGATTTAGGTATTAAGTATTACTGTCGTTATATGGACGATGGATGCTTAATACACCACGACAAAGAACACTTAAAATACTGTCTGCAAAAGATTACGGAGATTTGTACCGAACTTGGTATAAAGCTAAATCCAAAGAAAACCCAGATAATTAAATTAAGTCGTGGTATCAATTTTCTCAAAACACATTTCATTTTAACGAAAACGGGAAAGATAATACGCAAGCCGCACAAGAAAAATATTACGCTTATGCGCAGAAAACTTAAAAAGTTCAAGCGTTGGGTTGAAGAGGGTAAGATGACATTTGAAGATGTTACGACATCGTGGTGTTCGTGGCGTGGTCATCAGCTCAAATTTAACTCATATTGGGCAAGGCAAAGAATACACGACCTTTATGTGCGATTATTCTATTGGTCGTAAACAGAAACAGCGAGTGCCGCCTTGGGTACTCGCTTTATAATTAGGAGGTAGTATATGGATTGGCAAGCAATTTTACTTTCAATCATCGGCATCGTTTTGACTGCTTTGGTGAGCTGGGGTGCAGAACGCCTTATTGCGTTAATTAACTCCAAACTGGCTAATAGCAAATATGCAAAGTATCTCACAAGTGCGGTAGACGTGATTACACGCGCCGTCAAAACCACATATCAAACTTACGTGCAATCGTTGAAAGACAAGAATATGTTTACAGCAGAAGCGCAAAAAGAAGCACTATCGAAAGCTGGTGAAATGGCATTGGCGCAGCTGACGGATGACTCGAAGAAATGGATTGAGAGCAACTTCGGTGATATTAAGACGTGGATTTCTAACACAATTGAGTCTGTTATCTACGACTTGAAGAATAAGACCATAAGCGAGAGCACAAATGAAAACGCTTAAAGCTATTGGATTTTGGGTGGCATCCTTTACGTGGGGGCTGCCGATGACATTGGTGGGCTGCCTTGTTGCTATCGCATTGATGGTGACGGGGCACAAGCCTCATAGGTTTCATTATTTCATATATTTTGAAGTAGGAGAGAATTGGGGCGGCTTTGAGTGTGGGTGCTTCTTCGTAACTAACAAGAACCCGACTTATAGTATCAGACGCCACGAGAGCGGGCACGGCTTACAGAACATAATGCTGGGCGTACGGTAAAAAGACGTATCACGAATTGCCAGATTACGACAGTATTTGGTTTGAGGGTTGGGCTACGCGGCTCGGAGATAAGTATTTTAATGAATAAAAAAATAGGCGATCTATGGATTAGTTTCCACAGGTCGCCTTCTTTTTCTTATTTGAAATGCGGATATTGCAGCATATATGCGGGTGTACGCCAGATACTCCATTGCTCATTAGTTAAAGTGTTTTGATGTTTAACTATGGCAGACGCGCCGGCGAGTGAGAGCTGTAGATAACACATATGCACACATCGTATATCAATGTCGCATCCCTCAAACAGACAACTTCGCGTATAATTGATACCATAATCATTCTTTATAACATCAATCGCGGCGAGTAGCATTCCGCCAGCTCCACAGCACGGGTCACTTATCGAGATTACTTTGTCTTGCTTGGCTACTTCGACGATATCACTGCCTATTGACACCTTAGCCATAAACTTTGATACATCATACGGAGTGAAGAATTGTCCTGTTCTGTCGTTGCCTTGATTACAACACATATAGAGTTCGCCAAGATAATCGTGGAATCTTCCGTTGTCTTCGACGACAGACGATAAGAGGTCAAATATCTTTCCCAATATCGTGCGCATAAGCGAGCGGTCTCGTTCAGAGTAGGAGTCCATAATTTGAGCGTATCTTTCGCTGCGTTCTTTCTTCTCGAATAGATTTACGATGTTCGATATCGTAATGGCACCACACTCAAAAATGTCTCCGATGAATTTGCTTTGGCTAACCGAGTATGAACCGCTGGTTATAAGCTTCATTATCTCGGCGAGTTCGGGCAAGTTGCGTGGGATGTTTTGGTTGTTCTTCATAATTTAATGCTCCTTAGATTTTTTATGTATGAGAGGAGCGGGTAAAAATTCTAAATAAAAGATGACTTTTATGTGAATAAAAATAGGGCGTACCTTTTTTAATGGTCGCCCTTATTTTTTAATATTTATGCTGAAAATGAAACTGCAAGCGGATTATTGAGCTTACCGCGTGTTATAATAATGCCGCTTAATTGCCATTCTGGCTGCGCCATTTAACCGCTGTGACACTTCATTGAGTTTCTCGAAGAAGTTATCAAAGCCAGTTAATGTCGCTCTAAAGTCTTATTTTGAGGTGCTACCGAGACCGCCATTTCTTGCTGTGTCCGTGGTGTCATCATCAGTTTTGAAGAAGGGAAGAATTATCCCTTGAGCTATTGCATCACCGGTGGTGATATGTAATTTTTTGCCGTCTTTAGAGTCGTTTGTAATCTTAATCCATATATGTCCTTCGTTATCGGAGTAAGCATAATCGGAGTCTATGATGCCTGCCGTATTGTTGAGCTGGAGCCTGTACTTAAACCCCAAGCTACTACGCGGCACTATCATTAGGAACCTATCTTCTGGCAATATGATGCGAATACCAGTTGGAATTTTTATTTGTTCACCTGGGGCAAGACTGAATGAAACGAGTGAGAAAAAATCATAACCAGCGCTTGCTTTCGTAGCCCTGCGCGGCAATATAATCTGCGAGTAAGAGCAAGGAATTTCATTATCTTTGACGTCGATGTTAAATTGCTTTTTGCTTATCTTTTCAAATTTTATCATTTACTTATGTACTCCATTAAAAATGCCAAAGTTGAGCGTGGCAGATATTCGTTTATTTAAGCGGATAATCCTTTGATTGGATGAACCAATATAAGGGAGATTAACGTCTTTCAATTCTTCAACAAATCGTCCGTCAACGACAGTGTCGATATATTGGAAGATTTCTTTCATCTCCTCTGGGATATCTTCAACACGATATCCAGTGTAGAGCCAAATGTTTTTATTCGGAAACTTTTTCTTAATTGTCTTGCAAAGTTTAAGAAGGGTTTCGTAGTTGCAGGGATGTAAGGGATCGCCGCCCGTGAGTGTCAACCCTTGAATATACGGCTTAGAAAGTTGTTCAAAAATCTCGTCTTCTTCTGCTTGTGTGAACTCAATTCCAGACAATGGGTCGTGGGTTTGTGGGTTGTGGCACCCTTTGCAGTTGTGCTCGCAACCCGACACAAAAAGAACAACACGTAAGCCGTCGCCGTTCAGCATATTGTCATGCAAAATATTATGGTAATTCATATCTGCCTCACATTGAAATCCTATCTTTGATTTCGGCGTTCTTTGCGTCATTGTATCTCGTGCGTCCGTGTACTCTCGTGTAACCAAGATAGCCGTTCATTCGGTCAATCTTTGTGATGAGTTCGCTGCCGCACTTCGGGCATTTATCCATATCTAACTGTTCGTAACCACAATCTTCACAGTAGGACAGCGAAAGGTTTACACCCTCGTAGAAGCCAAAGTCCATTGCGCGTCTGATGAGCGTCTTAATGGCATCTTTATTATAGGCGACAGGGTAGCGGCAGTATTGTATCTTGCCACCGTTAAATAAATCCCAGAAGCGGCGCTCATAATCTTGCTTTTCGATGGGTGTGATGTCTTCCCAAACTCCGCAATGGAAGCTGTTTGAAACATATAGCCTATCGGAAACGTTTTGAATTATTCCGTATTTCTTCCTGAATTGTTCAACTTGCAACCCAGCCAAACTCTCTGCCGGCGTTCCGTAGATCGCATATAGAATGTTGTCTTCTTTCTTAAATTCTGTGACTCTTTTGTTGATGTAGGTCATTACTTCTAAGGCAAACTCGCCGTCTTCCACAATCGATTTTTTGTTGTATAGTTGTTGAAGTTCGTTCAAGGCAGTGATACCGAAGCTCATTGTCATAGGTTTGAGCAGGGGTTTAATTTTGTCGTCAGGATTAAGTGTCCCGCCGTAGAAACCGCCTTGACAATATCCAAGCGGATTTGTAGAGGCAAGTTTTTCGCCCAGATAATCGTAAGTCTTTTTATGCAGTCCCCTTATGAGTTGAAGATAGTAGTCAAGCACCTCATAAAAATCTCTGTTTTCTTGTCTTGATTTTTGTAGTATCATAGGGAGGTGCAGACTAATTGCGCCGAGGTTGAATCTGCCTTCAAACACGGGAACATCATTGTCGTCTGCCGGTTCCATTCCGCCGCGTTCATACCAAGGCGAGAGAGATGCACGACACCCCATGAGAGATACAACCTTTCCGTACTTTTTGTACATACTCGGTATGTAACCTTCGCCCGTAAGGGAAAGGAAGTCTGGGTACATAGATTTGCTTGAGCATTCAACCGCCGCATCAAACAGATATTCCATAGGCTTACCTTCGCCGTGTAAGTTCTTATCATACAAGAATGTGAGTTTGGGGAAGAGAACGGGTTTCTTATGACCGTCCGCGCCCTGACCACCCATTCGAGTGTTTAAGATAACTTCCGT